CTAAGTTATTTGAGGAGTATTTTGGTGTAGAACGAGATTGGACTTACTCGCAGTTTAATCTAAAAACAACAACTACCAGACCCTCAAACTCATTTGGGGGAATTAACTATGCTGCTTTAGATAAAAAATCGGGTTGTAGAGAAGCGTTTATTCCCGATAATGACTTTTTCCTAGAGATTGATATTAGTGCTTACCACCCCACACTAGCGGCACAATTGGTAGATTACGATTTTGGTGAAGGAGACATACACCAAGCGTTTGCTGACATGTATGGGGTTGATTATAAAAAAGCTAAGGAACTTACGTTTAAGCAATTGTATGGAGGGGTGTTTAAGGAGTATAAGGATTTGGAATTTTTTAAAAGGGTAGAAAAATATATAGAGGATATAAGTAGTAAAAAAGAGGTTGTTTGTAAGTCTGGATATGTCTTTAAAACAGATATGAAAAAACAGAAACTGTTTAATTACATACTTCAAAATACGGAAACGTATTATAATGTACTTATTTTAGAAGAAATAATACATTTACTCAAAAATTGTAAAACAAATATTATTCACTATACTTATGATTCGTTTTTATTAGACATAGATAAGGAAGAAAAGTATATAGCATTAAACATTCTAGCTATATTTAAGAAGTATGGATTTTCTACTAAAGTTGAAGCAGGTAATAACTATAATTCTTTAGAGAGGATATAATATTTATATCCATGAACAACAAACTGTTTTGCACCTTTACTTCTTTAGATGATTTGGAGAAGACGATTGTAGAGGTAAAGTCCAATTATGATATACTTTATAAGAAAATTTTTGTTTTATATATAAAAAGTAATGATGAATACGTTTGCACATATAATGTCGATCCGTCAAGCGTAGAGGGGATTTTACCCAATACAATATTAGTACATAGAAAAAAAGAATCTAATACATTATATACTATAAATGCCCTTAATGAACTTATTAAGTTATTAAATGGAGGGGTAGTCGATGTTAGATACAGAATAAACTGGCAACATTATAGAAATACAGTTTTACTTACTCAACACAATGAATTAAAACAATTAAAGACAAAAATCCACCAGATTCTTGAACTTTAATTTGGTATCCTGAATTTACATTCGTATATTTGGGAAAAGTTACATTTTAAAAATTAGTTATATTATGGATTTAAATGCAATTCGCAGTAAGCTGAACTCCTTGCAGCAAACAAACAAAGGAGGAAATAGTGATCGTAGTTTATTCTGGAAACCTAGTATTGGTAAACAGGTAATTCGAATCGTCCCTAACAAATTTAACAAATCTAATCCCTTTACAGAGGTTTATTTCCACTATGGGATTGGTGAGCGCACGATGATTTCACCTATTAATTTTGGTGAAAAAGATCCAATCGTAGAATTTGCGAAGCAACTTCGCAATACTAGTGATAAGGAAAATTGGCGTTTAGCTAAAAAGCTTGACCCAAAAATGAGGGTGTTTGCTCCTGTTATTGTTCGTGGTGAAGAAGATCAAGGTGTTAAACTTTGGCAGTTTGGTAAAAATACCTACCTCGAATTCCTTTCTCTCGCAGATGATGATGATATTGGTGACTTTACCGACATTCATCAGGGTCGTGACATTACAGTAGACACAGTTGGCCCTGATGTTACAGGTACTGCTTATAACAAGTCTTCGGTTCGTGTTAAGACTAAACAAACCCCACTTGGTGATGCCGACCAAATTCAACAGTGGTTGGAAGACCAAAAGAACCCATCAGAGGTCTTTAAGCGTCATTCATTTGATGATATGAAGAATAATCTCCAAACATTCTTAGCACCCGAAGAATCTGCCCAAGAAGGAGACATCATTGATGAAGGAAAGGCTGACGACCTGCCTTTTAATAAGGGGGGGTCACAAAATAACTATGCTCTGAAGACTCCCCAGAAGCAAAGTAAAGAAGATAAATTTGATCAATTATTTAGCTAATGCCTAGAGGAAAGAAAGCATCACTATCAGCGGCTGTATCTAACGAACTAAAAGCAAATTTTGACCTTAATAAATTTAAGGAAAAGAAAATGCTTAATGCTAACGCTAAGTTTAAGCCCCAACAATGGATCCCACTTTCCCAAGCATTCCAGGATGTAACTTCAATCCCTGGCATCCCTGCAGGACATATTGTCTTGTTAAGAGGTCATTCTGATACCGGTAAGACAACTGCCTTAATTGAGGCAGCTGTCTCCGGTCAGAAGAGGGGATGTCTCCCTGTGTTTATTATCACAGAGATGAAATGGAGTTGGGAGCATGCTAAAATGATGGGTCTTGAAATCAATGAGGTAGTTGATGAAGAGACTGGAGAAATTACAGATTACAATGGTAACTTTATTTATGTAGATAGAGAAGCTATCCATTCAATTGAAGATGTAGCAGGGTTTATTTTAGATTTACTTGATGAACAGAAAAAAGGTAATCTGCCTTATGATCTATTATTCCTTTGGGATTCAATTGGATCAGTACCCTGTGAAATGTCTATTAAATCTAATAAAAATAATAATGAGTGGAACGCAGGTGCTATGTCAACCCAATTTGGTAATAACGTAAACCAACGCATTACACTCTCCCGTAAGGAAAGTAGTCCATTTACTAATACACTTGTTTGTATTAATAAAGTATGGACAGCGAAAGCAGAATCACCTATGGGGAGACCCAAACTAATGAATAAGGGGGGATATGCAATGTGGTTTGATTCAACATTTGTTGTTACATTTGGTAATGTTATGAATGCTGGTACATCTAAAATTAAAGCAATTAAAGATGGCAAGCAGGTAGAATTTGCTAAACGTACTAATCTACAAATAGATAAAAACCACATTAATGGGGTTACTACTAGAGGTAAAATCGTAATGACACCTCATGGGTTTATTAATGATGATGATAAAGAAATTAAATCTTATAAAAACACCCATGCAGAAGCTTGGAGAGAAATTTTAGGGGGTGTAGATTTCGACATCATTGAAGAAGATCAGGAAGTACAGGATATTTCCCACTTCGCAAAAGAACCCGAGTAATGAATAAAAAAGATTATCTAAAGATGCTCAATAATATTGAGCAAGGGGAGCCTACTGCTAAACCTAAACAACATGAAAGAGTAATTTTTATAGATGGGTTAAATCTATTTTTACGAAATTTCGCAGTATTAAATTTTATAAATTCAAGTGGTACTCACATAGGAGGCTTAGCAGGTTTTCTTCGTTCTTTAGGTGCTCTTATAAATCAAATACAACCAACCTCAATATATATCGTGTTCGACGGAGTGGGTGCCTCCACTAATAGGAGGTACCTACTCCCAGAATACAAAACAGGTAGACATTTAAATAGAATTACCAATTGGGATGCTTTTGATGACATTAATGATGAAAATGACTCTAAAGTAGATCAAATTATTAGATTAGTTCAATATCTAAAATGCCTACCAGTTAAGGTTTGTTCTATAGATAAAGTAGAAGCGGATGATATTATAGCTTACATGTCAAAGGATATGGCTAAACGCTTTGATACTAAGTCATATATTGTTTCTAGTGACCGAGATTTCCTTCAATTAGTAGATGATAACGTAACAGTTTACCGTCCTATAGAACGAGAATTTTACGATCCTAAAACAGTAAAAGAAAAATTTGGTATTGCTCCCGAAAATTTTATTCACTATAAAGTACTATTAGGAGATGCTTCTGATAAAGTACCTGGTATTAAAGGGTTAGGTAAAAAAGGTGTACTTAAACGCTTCCCGGAGTTAGCAGATGGTCCTATACCATTTGATAAATTATTTGATTTAAGTGAAGAACGACTTAAAGAAAGTGTAGTTTATGCCAGAGTAATTCAGGATTGGGATAAGTTACTTAATACTAAAAAGATCATGGATCTTGAAATACCTATGGTATCTGATGAAGAAAAAGAATATCTTTCTCAACTACCTTTGGATCCTCTTAATGAATTGCGTATCTTGGAATTCATGAGTTTATACACTGAGGATGGACTCAATCATATTATTAAGAATACAGAATTTTGGTTAAAGGACACATTTACAAGGTTGGTTTATGACATTAAATAGTTTAGCAACATACGGAGCTTCATTCCAGATTAAAGTATTATCTTCTCTCCTTACACATAAGGAATTTTTACAAAATATTAATGATATTTTAAGTGAAGAATATTTTGATAATCAAGCTCATAAGTGGATTATTGGAGAAATTCTAAATTACTACGAAGAGTATCATACTACACCTACTATGGAGGTGTTAAAAGTAGAAACTAAAAAAGTAACTAATGAAGTTCTTCAACTTTCTATTAAAGAACAATTACGAGAAGCTTATAAGGCTTCTAATGAAGATTTAGAATATGTAGAAAAAGAATTTTCATCATTTTGTAAAAATCAACAACTTAAAAAAGCCCTACTAAACTCAGTTGATCTCTTAAATTCTGGAGATTTTGAATCAATTAGAGGTCTTATTGATAATGCTTTAAAAGCAGGTGCAGAAAAAAACATAGGCCATGAATATATCAAAGATACTGAAGCTCGCTATAGAGAAGAAGCAAGAACTATTGTACCAACTCCATGGGACAAGTTTAACAACTTTATGCAGGGAGGTCTGGGGAATGGAGATTTTGGTCTTATCTTTGGTAATCCTGGAGGAGGTAAGTCATGGACTTTAGTAGCACTTGGGGGCCATGCCGTTAAAATGGGCTTTAATGTATTGCACTATACGTTAGAATTAGGCGAAGATTATGTAGGTCGACGCTATGATGCATTCTTCACAGGTAAGCCTGTAGATACACTACCTAAAAATAGAAAATATGTAGATGAAATCATCCCTCAACTCCCAGGTCAACTTATTATTAAAGAGTATGCCCCAGGACAGGCAACTATTAATACTATTAGGGGACACATCCAAAAATGTACTGATTTAGAATTTACCCCAGATCTTATTATTATTGATTATGTTGACCTTCTTTCATCAAAGAAACGAACTCAGGATAGAAAAGGAGAAATAGATGATATTTATATTAGCACTAAAGGTCTTGCTAAGGAGTTACAATTGCCAATCTGGTCTGTTTCACAAGTAAATAGAGCAGGAGCAAAGGATGATGTAATCGAAGGGGATAAAGCAGCTGGTAGTTATGATAAAATCATGATTACTGACGTAGCGATATCTCTTTCACGTAAAAGAGAGGATAAAGTAAATGGTACAGGTAGATTTCACATTATGAAAAATAGATATGGCATGGACGGTATGACTTATTCAGTAGTAGCAGATACTTCTATGGGACATTTCGAAGTTACTGATCACCATTTTGACTCTAGTGATACTCCCCAACCCATTCAACAAATAGATGGGACAAATATGAATACCTTAGACCGAGATCAGTTAGCAAATCAATTTTTCCAATTAAATTCTTAAATAACAACAAAAAACAATGGCAAGTAAATTATTGCAGGAGAGAGTAGTCTATAAACCTTTTGAGTATCCTAAAGCTCATGATTATTGGCTAAAACAACATCAAGCTCACTGGATTCATACTGAAGTACCAATGATGAGTGATATTAATGATTGGAAACAAAACCTAAATAAAACTGAAAAAAATATAATTGGGTCTATCCTTAAGGGATTTGCTCAAACTGAAACAGTAGTAAATGACTATTGGACAGGTCTGGTAACTAAATGGTTTAGAAAACCAGAAATCATAGCAATGGCGACCACCTTTGGGGCTATGGAAACAATACACGCTGAAGCATACTCACTATTAAATGAAGAACTTGGACTCGATGACTTTTCAGAATTTCTCGAAGATGAGACTACGATGGCTAAAATTGAAAACCTTATGTCTGTTAGGGATAGTTTCAATGGTGAAAAAGATTGGCACGAAATTGCTAAAAGCTTGGCCATATTCTCGGCGTTTACCGAAGGAGTTAATCTTTTTTCTAGTTTTGCTATACTCTTATCGTTTAAGATGCGAAACAAACTTAAAGGAGTTGGACAAATTGTTGAATGGTCCATTAGAGACGAATCAATGCACTCCGAAGCGGGATGTTGGTTATTTAGAACACTTATCGAGGAAAACCCTGAGCTCAACACTCCGGAGCTCAAAACGGCGATAACAGAAGCTGCATTACTTTCTCTCCAACTTGAGGTTGATTTTATTGAAAAAGTTTATGAAATGGGTGATTTAGAAGGTTGTTCTAAAGATGACTTAATTTCATTTATCAAACATAGGGTTAATACTAAAATGGGTGATTTAGGATATGAGGGAGTAGTCAATGGTATAGATCCTACAGCTTTAAAAAGAATGAAATGGTTTGATTCTCTATCAGCCGGAAAACAACACACAGACTTTTTTGCAAGTCGAGTAACTAACTATTCTAAAGGCAACATGTCTTGGGATGAATCAATATTTTAAATTATGGACGGAAATTTAATAGCGGACACAAGTAAATGGGTAAAAGGTAAAGATTACCCTGAATGGATGGATGAAGTAGGGGTAGCTACAATTTCTAAGGGATACTTATTACCAGATGAAACACCTAAAAAGGCCTACAGAAGAGTCGCCCACTCTATCGCAACTAGGATTAACAGACCTGATCTTGAAAATAAGTTCTTCAAATATATTTGGAATGGTTGGATTGGTCTTGCTAGTCCAGTGCTTTCTAACACAGGGACCGATAGAGGTTTGCCTATCTCTTGCTTTGGTATTGATACACCTGATAGTGTTAGGGGAATTGGATTAACTAATGCTGAACTTATGAAGTTAACGGCTTTAGGAGGGGGTGTAGGTATTTCAACAAGTAGAATACGACCTAGAGGTACTACCATTACAGGAAATGGTAAATCTGAAGGAGTAGTTCCGTGGTGTAAAATCTATGATTCAGCTATTATAGCAACAAACCAAGGCTCAGTCCGAAGAGGTGCTGCTTCAGTAAATTTAGACATAAACCACCCAGACATTGGTGAGTTTATGCAAATCCGAAGACCCAAGGGTGATCCTAATAGGCAATGCCTTAATCTCCACCAATGTGTAGTAATTGATGATGCTTTTATGAAACGTCTTCATGACAGAGACTCAGAAGCTATGTCTCTATGGCTTGATATCTTGAAAACAAGAGTCGAAACTGGTGAGCCATATATTATGTTTAAGGATAATGTTAATAAAAATAATCCCTTAGCTTATGCTATGAACAACTTAGATGTAACTATGACTAATATTTGTACTGAAATTACACTTCATACAGATGAAGAACATAGTTTTATCTGCTGTTTATCATCACTTAATCTTGCAAAATACGATGAGTGGAAAGATACTGATGTGGTTGAAACTGCTATTCGTTTCTTAGATGGGGTGATGCAAGAATTTATTGACAAAAGTAATGGTAGAGATTCATTAATCAGAACTCATAGACATGCCCAAAAAGGAAGGGCATTAGGTTTAGGAGTAATGGGGTGGCATTCGTTCCTCCAAAAGAAAAATTTACCATTTAATTCAATTTCTTCAACTGCCTGGACTCACACTTTATTTAGTGATATTAGACAAAAAGCTGAAGCTACCTCTAGAGCTTTAGCTCAAGAATATGGCGAACCCACTTGGTGTAAAGGTACAGGTATGAGAAATACCCACTTACTTGCTATAGCCCCTACAGTATCTAATTCTCGACTAAACAACTGCTCAGCAGGTATTGAACCTATTCCTGCTAATATTTACACATTTAATGGAGCTAAAGGAACATTTATTGTAAAAAATAAAGAATTAGAATGCTTACTAGAAGGCAAAGGAAATAACACAGACAAAGTATGGGACCAAATTCTTGTTGATAATGGATCCGTCCAAAATCTATCTCACGAAATTTTAAGTGAAGATGAAAAAGCTGTATTCCTTACCTTTAGTGAAGTAAATCAATTAGAGCTTGTAAAACAAGCAGCAATCAGACAAAAATACATAGACCAAACTCAATCATTGAACTTATCATTTGATCCAACAGATTCACCAAAATGGATTAATCAAGTTCATATGGAAGCTTGGAAATTAGGAGTAAAAACACTTTATTACCTCCGCACAGATTCAGTAATCAAAGGGGACCTAGGATCCAGAACCACTGATTGCCTTTCTTGTGATGGGTAATAAATTTATTATATAAAACCAAAAAACACAAAACATGTTAGATTTAATTAAACAATTTTTCGTAAATGGATGGACTACCTTAAAAGGTATTCTTTTATTAGAGTGGTTAAACTTTAAAAACTGGAAGGCCTGGACAGGTCTTAGAGCTTTATATTTATTATTTGCTATTTTGCTAGTAGTAGGTGTAACTTTCAATTTTAAGTTTTTCCATTGGGTGTTACCTACGTACTTTATAGCGTGTGCTTTCTTTAAAACAGAGCCACTTTTAAAACTTTTAAACAGAATTGGATTTACTCCGACTGAGTTATAATTCGTACATATTTATTAGCAAAGGTTTCATTTCAAAGGTTTCACCGGCGGGATGGGACCTTTCTATTTTAAATTAAAAGTTAATAAATAATGGCAAAAGAGTTAAATGAAGACACGGGTTTTACAATTAGTATAAAAACCTTAGGAGGCATTGGAGTAGCAATTGCAACTATAGTCAGTATGTGGTTTGCACTTCAAGCAGATATAGCGGAAGCAAAAGAACTCCCGACACCTACTGCCCCCGAAATTACAAGGATGGAGTTTGATATGAAAGATCAACTTGTTCGTCAAACAATTATGACAACCCAAGAGGATGTATCCGAACTTAAAGAAGATCTAGATAGAATCGAAGCTAAAATAGATAAATTACAGTAACTATGAAAAAATTATTGTTATTTTTAAGTCTGTTACCTTTTATTTCATATGGACAAGAAGAAATATGTACAGGTAACGATGGACTATGTGTAGTCCAATTTAATGCCGCATTCAATTCGGCAAATGAAGTAAAGTGGTTAGAAAATTTAACAGATTGTTCTATTTCTACAGTAGATATTATGGCTGATCCTACTTTACCCACAGAATATAAAATAGTAGTTGTACCTACCATCTTAATCCTAGAAGATGGCGCTGAAGTAGCGAGGTTCCAGGCAAACATTATGATGACCATGGAAGCTACTCGCAAAGAAGTACAAGGATCCATTGATGAAATCATAATGAGCAAATTTTAATGAAACAATTATTAACTTCCCTTTTATTACTTATTGGTCTCACATGTTTGGCTCAGCCAACATACTTAGACCTTACAATTCAACTTGATCAATACCCACCAGAAACTGCCTGGGTAATAACTCAAGGAGCCGATACAGTTGTTGTTAGCCCTAGTTATGCTAATACACCTCCTAACACATTAGTCCAACAAAGAGTATTTTTAAATTCTAATATTGATTACACATTTACAATCATTGATGCTTTTGGTGATGGTATTTGTTGTGAATTTGGAGATGGATTTTTTATAACTGCTAATAATTGTGATGGTGTAATATTTGAAGAATATGAATTTGGATCATCCATAGCTAGCTATGATTTTAATTTAACTCCTTGTGAATTACCTACAACAGATGTAATGTTCAGAGTTAATCTAGCTAATGCTCCACCTGAAATTGAAACACCTGGCGTATTAGGCAACTGGAATGGGTGGCAAGTTATTCCTATGGAATATGATGAGGATGATGAGTGGTTTGTAACTATTCCTATACCAGCAGGAAATTATTTATGGAAATTTGCTGATTTTGATAATCCTGATTTACAAGAATTACCTGTGGGTGTTAGTGAAGGTTCTTGTTTCCAATTTGACCAGTTTGGGTTCGTTAATAGAACATTAACAGTAATTGAAGAGGAAGAAACAGTTCTTCTTAATTATTGTTGGGAATCGTGTTTACCTTGTGGTGCTATTCCTGGATGTACTAATTTTAATGCCATTAACTGGAGTCCTTGGTCTAATTTTGACGATGGTTCTTGCATAGATCAAACTACAGAATGTACTTTAGGTGAAACCTTACTTGAGATTGTAGTAACCCCTGACCCTTGGGGTGGTGAAGTAAGCTGGGTTTTATATGGAGATTTAGGAAGTGTAGCATCTGCCCCTGTAGGTACTTATGCCGGTTCTCCTCCTGGTATCCCTGTCACAACTGGTGTTTGTGTTCCTATTGCCCAACCTTATGATATTGTAATAGAAGATTCATATGGTGATGGAATAGTGGGAGTAAATGGACAACCCGGTAATATTCAAATTTTAGATTGTGAAGGTGAAGTATTATACAATCTTCAAGACGAATACCCAGATGGGAATTTTGGTTATATAGCAGGATCAGACCCATTTACTCCAACAGTATGTGAGGGTATAGCTGATCTAGTAGGATGTACTGACCCTAACTACGTAGAATACAACCCCGAAGCTATTATAGATAACCCACTTGAATCATTTTGTGTTACTCCTATTGTATTAGGATGTTTAGATGAAACCCAATTCAACTATAACCCTGAAGCTAACACTGAAGATGTTATTCAGTTTTGTGATTATACTTTAACTATTACAGATGGTGTTGGGGATGGTTGGTTTGGTAGTTGGGTTGGGATATATCAACAATGGTATTTTTCACCTCAATACCAAATGGGTCCTAATGATGGCACTGAATTATCATTTAATGTATCTGGTTTGGATGCTTCTAAAAAAGCTTATGTGTATTTCTTTACTACTCCCCAATCAATTAATACTATCCAACAATGTGGGCTTACGTTAACCAACCCTGAGGGTGATATTATTTTAGATATTCCTTTCTTTAGTGCAATTCCATTTACTGGGGAAAGTGGGTGGTATGTTTACGAGATAGACTTGTACTGTGGTAATACTTGTGAGGAATTTGTTTATGGTTGTTTAGATAATATAGCAGTTAATTACAACGAAGAAGCAAATACCAATGATGAAAGTTGTTATTACCAACCCGGTTGTACTAGTGCTGGCTATTTAGAATATTATACTCAAGGATTTGAAGCTGATTTTGATAATGGAAGTTGTCAAACTTTAGCAATATTTGGGTGTACTGACCTAGATGCTTTTAATTTTGAAGAAGAGGCAAATGTAGATAATGAAACATGTATTGATAAAATATTTGGTTGCACTAACGAATTAGCATTTAACTACGATCCATTAGCTAATACAGATGACAATTCATGTTTATCTATTGTAGAAGGCTGTACTAACCCTGAAGCGCTAAACTATGTTCCTGAAGCTAATACAGAAGATTTTAGTTGTATCCTCCCAATCTTAGGTTGCACTGATGTAGAGGCATTTAATTTTAATTTATTAGCTAATACGGATGATGGTACGTGTATAGAAGTAATATTTGGTTGTACAGATGAAACTGCTTTTAATTATAATCCACTTGCTAATACAAATGTTGGTTGTGAATCAGTGGTAGAAGGTTGTACTGATGAAGAAGCCATTAATTATAACCCCCAAGCTAATACTGATAATGGTACTTGTGAAGCTGAAATATTTGGTTGTACTGACCCCACAGCATTTAATTATGATGAGTTAGCAAACACAGATAATGGATCTTGTGAAGAAGTAATATTTGGTTGTACAGATGAAACTGCCTTTAACTATGATCCATTAGCTAATACAAATGTAGGATGTGAAATATTTATTGAAGGTTGTACCGACCCATCAGCATTTAACTATAACCCAGAAGCTAATACTGAAAACTTTAGTTGCATTGAAATAGTATATGGGTGCACCGATCCACAAGCTGCCAACTATAATGAAGAAGCAAATACCGATAATGGAACTTGCGAAACAGTATATGCTAACTGCATTGACCCAGTAGTAGAAGCTTATAATTTATTAGATTTAGAAAATTCTTGTTTTGCTTGGGTAATTGATGTAAGCCCAAGTTGTTGCAACAGTGAGTGGGCTGATGGGTGTCAAACTTTATACAACTATTGTGATGAAAACACAGTAACTAATGTAGAAGAGTTTGGTGAAACTCAAATTACTGTATTCCCTAACCCAACAAGAAACATAATTACTGTAGCAAGTAGTTTAAATGTTAATGCTACATTATACAACGCTGTAGGACAACCTGTATATCAAAACAATAATGTACAACAAATAGATTTAAGTAAGTATAAAGCAGGTATTTACAACCTAATCCTTACATACAACGATCTCCAGTTCACTAAAAAAATCGTTAAACAATGAAAAAATTACTAGCTATATTATTATTAGCTTGCTCTATATCGGCACAAGCCCAATTTTTAGAAAAACAACTTAAGTTTGCTACTTTTTATACTGCAGTAACAGGTAATAATTCACTAGCAGATGTTAGTTTATATTCAATAAACCCTTCTACTGGTATTTTAGAAGAAAGTATTGTATCTACTCCTTTTGATTATACTTTAGCTTTTGGTGTTAGAAAAATTGCCCGTTTAGATTATGAAAATAGAAAAAATGTATTCTATAATGGAACTGAAACATCTGTTTCGGATGCTGCTACAGTAGGTAATGTAGAAGGTTTAGAATATTTATTTGAGTTTGACTACAAAAGACAACAAGGAAGGAAATTTGTTGATCAACAACATTTTTTAAGATATGTTCACGATCACTGGATAATAAAAATAGAATATGTTCAAGATGGGTTTGCTGATTTAAGGTATTTCGAAGCCTCTCAACGTTACAGATATAACATAGCAAAAGAATTTTCCTTAAATATAGGTTTAGTCCAACGCTTTTCTGAACCCTATGGCTTTGACCCTTTATCAGATTTAGCGGGAGCTGATTTTACAAATATAGCTGTTGAGCAAGGTTATGGTACTAATTTTGAAGGTGAATGGCTTAACCCTAATGGTGATGTAGTTGCTGAAAATAACATAGTATGGAATGCTGTTGCCCTCCCCAGTGTACTAAATGAATACGTTGATCAAGAAAGATCCCTACTACCCTATCAGTGGAACCATTCATTAGTATTAGGATATGATTATTACCACTACACAAAATCCTTTTGGTTTCATTCATGGGGTAGTGTATTACCTCTTCACGTAAGTGCTAAAAATGAATACTCATATACTAACTTTGTAGATGGTAACACATGGTTTGACTACACAGGGGGTTTAATTTTAGGTTGGCAAGTAAATAAAAGATTAGGTCTTTTCTCAGAAGGAAAATACCATAAGTATTGGAACCGTGCATGGCATGATTTTTCAGTTGGTTTTAATTATAGAATTTTATAAAATAACAACATCATGGCATTTTCAGACATTTTTAAAGACGATAACGATATTAACGAAAAATCAGTAGTTGGTTTTTCGGCATTTGCAATAATGACAGTATTTGCTATAGTAGATTTGGCAACTGGCTACTGTGGAAAAGACTTAGTTATTAACGAACTAATCTATAACTCATTTGTTATTATTACCTTAGGTTGCTTTGGTATAGCAGGATTAGAAAAATTTGCTAAAAAGTAATGTACGAGTATAAAGCAATTGTTGATAGAGTAGTTGATGGTGATACAATAGATGTTACTATCGATCTAGGATTTAAAACCTGGAAGAAAGTAAGAGTTAGAATGGAGGGAATCAACACCCCAGAATCAAGAACTCGAGACTTAGAAGAAAAAAAACTGGGATTAGCCGCTAAAGCACGTCTTCAAGAAATTTTAAAACATAATAATAATGAATGTGTTTTACGAGTATCTGGAGTAGGAAAATTTGGAAGAGCGTTATCTACGGTTTTTGTTGAATCTCTTTCTCCCTTAAATGGAGATGATGGGATTACTCTTATTGATGTAAATAAACAACTTATTACCGAAGGACACGCTGTAGAATACAACGGAGGTAAAAGATAAATTTGGCTTTCTAAATTTTATTTTGTATATTTAGGGTATGGTTAATACCCCTTCAATTGAAGTTATTGAAAAGAAATTATCAAAACTTCAAAAACTTAATTATAATAGATTTTTTTGGTGGAGGAGGTGGACTCGTAAGGGAAAACCCCTCCACAAATATTCTCCTTTAATTGATAAAATTAAAAATGGTGACTATGATGATAGTCCTTACCGTTGGCAAATTTATTACTGTGATTGGGAAATTGAAGAAAAACGTAAACAATTACCTGATATTCGTGAATGGGTTGCTGAAACTACGATAGATCGTAATCGCCGAAGACGTTTACGTGAGGACCATGAAAAATATGAATATGATAATCTTAAGCAATTGCAAAAAGATTTTCTTAACACATTTAAAATGGATAGAGATGATTATCAAAGAGATGTAATTGAGGTTGGAGGTACGTTAAAAGAATTTTATCATCATTGTGAAATGAGATATGGCAAATTTAATAGGCCTACTACGGCACCTCGTAGAGGTAGACCCCCAAAAATAAAATAATGAAAGTATCCCACGAAATACCTTTTGCATATTTAGAACAAAGTCTAAAGTTTAATGACTATGATTACTTGCTTCCCCACTTATATGATGAATATACTGAATATAAAGAATTCTTTCAAAGAGAAAACCACAGACAGCGTCGTCATATTGTAATGGATAACTCTCTCCATGAACTTGGAGTACCTTACTCAAAAGGTAGAATGATTTCTATTATTGAAGAAATCAAACCAGATGAATTTATAGTCCCGGATGCTTGGGAAGATGCAATTACTTCTATGCGTCAAGCAAAAGAATGGAGCTTTATTGAACTCCCAGAGGGCGTAGAAAAAGTCGCTGTCGTACAAGGTAAATCGTTTAGTGACGTAGTAAAGTGTTATCAAACGTATAAATGGTTAGGTTACACGAAGATTGCATTTAGTTATGGGGCTAGTTATTATAACGATATTTGCAAACACCCTAATAAAGATTGGGGTAAAGCTATAGGTCGTTTAGCAGTTATTAGTGATATGATTGATATGGAACTTATAGGACATACTGATAGAATTCATCTCTTAGGTTGTTCTCTCCCACAAGAGTTTTTATATTATAAAGATATAAAACAAATTGAAAGCATTGATACTTCAAATCCTGTAATGGCTGCGTTTGATGGGACTATTTACAACCATTGGGGATTAAGTTCAAAACCTAAAACAAAAATTGATGAGGTTATGAAAGGAGAATATGATTCTGATATTTACAGTAAGATAGAATATAATACAACACAATTTAAAAGAATAAACGCGTTATGAAAAAACAAGCAGTATTGTCACTGAGTGGAGGTATGGACAGCTCCACAGTGTTACTTCATCTACTTGCCGATGGCTATGAAGTGACAGCACTGTCTTTTGACTATGGTCAAAAACACAGAGTAGAACTTGAACGAGCTCAAACATTAGTTAATTATCTTAATGATAATGGGCAAAATGTAAAGTATGGAACTATTAAACTTGATGGTTTAGCTCCGATGCTTAATAGTGCCCTTGTAGAAGGTGGGGATGAAGTACCTGAAGGACACTACGAACAAGAAAATATGAAAGAAACCGTTGTTCCTAATCGTAATAAAATCTTCTCATCATTAATTCAGGCTGTTGCCTTATCTATTGCAAATGAAAAAAATACTAGAGTCCATATTGCTATGGGTATTCACGCAGGTGATCACGCTATTTACCCTGATTGTAGACAAGAATTCAGGGATGCTGACTATAAGGCTTTCACCGAAGGCAACTGGGACGCTGATCGCGTTAGCTATGTTACCCCTTACCTTAATGGGGATAAGTTTGATATACTACACGATGGTATTAGGTGCTGCGAGCGACTGGGGTTACAATTTGATGAAGTTTACAGGCGTACAAATACTTCTTATAAGCCCCTTAATATTAATGGGACTTGGTACAGTGATTATAAATCAGCTTCATCGGTGGAAAGGGTTGAAGCTTTTCTTAAAGTGGGAAGACCAGATCCAGTATCATATGCTGATGAATCTGGACCTGTCTCCTGGGATGTTGTACAAAAGCATGTTGAACAAATCTTAAACGCAGTATAATGTATCAATCAACAAAAATATTTGATGGGTTTAGTTGTGTGTTCCGTCAATGGAAAGCAGAAAAAACACACTGTAGATTTCTTCATGGTTATGGGGTAAGTTTTAAAGTATGGTTTGAAGGAGAACTTGACGAAAAGAATTGGGTTTGGGATTTTGGTGGTATGAAACGTGCTAAAACCCAAATTGATGGTATGAACCCCAAAGCATGGATGGATTATATGTTTGACCATACTATGGTTGTAGCAGAAGACGATCCATTTCTTGAATCCTTCCAAAGAATGGATGAAGCAGGAGCAGCCCAAATAAGAGTAATCCCAGCTACTGGAGCAGAACGATTTGCTGAATATATTTATGGTAAGCTTAATACGTTTGTAAAAGAAGAAACAGAAGGGCGTGTTAGAGTTAAGCAAGTAGAATTTAGGGAACACGGAAAAAATAGTGCGATTTATGCCGAATAAAAGAATAGAAGATTACAATAAAATACTTCCAGTATTAGAAGTATATAGATGTGTACAAAGTGAGGGCTCTAGATTTGGCCGCCCTACTATTGCAGTAAGAACAACAGGATGTACCCATCGTTGTTGGTTTGGTGAGGGAGGATGGTGTGATTCTTGGTACACAAGTATTCACCCACAAAAAGGTACTTTTACATTTAATGACATTGTAGATATTTATGATAAGAACCCACAAGTAAAAGAAATGATGCTTACAGGTGGTTCACCTACAATGCATCCCGCCCTAGTAAATGAACTTACACACTTCGCCAACGAAAGAGGAATCTTTATTACAATCGAAACAGAAGGATCCCATTTTGTTGAAACCGACTATCCTATTAATCTCATATCTCTTAGTCCTAAGTTTAGCAATTCTGTCCCTCGTGTTGGCATTACTACTCCCGGTGGGAAAGTTGTTGATGAAAGGTTTGTCAAAACTCATGAGAGGTTTAGATTACATTATGAAAATATTGAAAAAACTCTAAAATATCATGATGACTACCATTACAAACCAGTTTGGGATGGTACAGATGAAGGTTTAGCTGAGATAGAGGAATTTAGACAAAAAATGGACATTCCTAAAGATAAAACATTTGTAATGCCTGCTGGGGATACACGTGAAACATTAATTGAAATGTATCCTAAAGTGTTTGAAATGGTAGCAGAGTATGGCTATAATATGACAGGGAGAGATCACATTATAGCTTATAACACAGAACGTGGTGTTTAATGAAGGAAGAAGCATTAGAATTACTAGAAGAAATTAAATCTAATGTTGGTATCTGCTGTGCAGTCACGATGGAGCCCGATGAAGTTGAAGATTTAATAGATAAACTTAAATTAATAATTCTACAGCTAAAAGACTAAAAACACCATTTACCATAAAAAACAAGGGGATGCGCGAACCGCATCCCCTTAATATTTATCATCGATAAAACAAGTATACAGTCCGTTCTTAAAAACTTAGTTGATGAATAAATTAGTAAGCCTATTACTGGCATTTTTTTCCATTGGGCTCTTAGGAGCCCAAAGTACGCCACAGTGGTGTGGGTTTGATAAAGTTAATAAATTTAATACACACTCGGAAGTTCCCATCCAACCTATTAAAAGGAATTCTTTAAATATACCTAAGATAATTCCAACGATTGTTCACATTTTACATGAAGGTGAGCCTTATAGTGTTTCCCCCCATCTCTCCTCAGAAATAGCATATCAAGCTATTGATAGTGTTAATACTTGGTTTGAAGATTCTAATGCTTCTTTAGAATTATGCATAGCCTCTGTTGGACCTAATGGAGAAGCTATTAATGGGATTGTATACCACAATGTACTTACTAAATTTCCTGGATATGATTTTAGTAATAATGCTCAAGATTATCATTCTTATGTAAGTGGTCAAACAATTATTGAACCTAACGAATATCTTAATATATATGTAGACAATTGGACGAGTGGCCCAAGCGGATTTGCTACTTTACCAACGGGTCCTACTTGTTGGGTTCGTACTAATAGGTTTAGTGACCCAACATCTAAAACTCTAATACATGAGGTGGGTCATTGGTGTGGTTTATTCCACACATTTAGTGATGGATTTAACCCTACATACGATGATTGTGAAGACGCCTCTACTGAAATTGATTGCGAAACACAGGGTGATAGGGTTTGTGATACTCCTCCTACTATACAAGCATTTAGTTGCCAACCCGTATGCCCAGGTGATGTTATTAATTCTTATATGTCCTATGCTCCTAATCAATGTAGGACTTTATTTACTCCGGGGCAAGTTGATCGTATGCATGCACAACTTGAAACCCTAAGACCAGATGTTATTAATAATAATATAGCTTGTGGCAATTCAGATGTTGATTTAGCTGTAATAAGTTTTACAAACAATAATCCAGAATGTAATACTTACTTAGACCCTTCAATAACCGTTAAGAATTTTGGTTTAGATGGATCATTTTTTGTAGAATGTCAAATACAAGTATTAGATTCAACTTTTGAAGAAGTTTATTATGATAACTATACAGGTGTTGTTACTTTAGATCAAGACGAAACTTTTGAAATTATTTTTGATCCTTATACTTTCCAATTTGGAGATTACACAGTCCTTATAGATTTAATTACCCCTGATGATGGTTGGGAATTTAATAACTCATTAATACAAAATCTTCCTATCCAACCTTTTACCGAAATAAGTATTGTATATTATGATGGGTTTTCTTCCAGTACTCAGTGGAGAATACATGAATATGATATAGAAAACAACCAATATATCCCGGGTCCAATTGCTTCTTGTAATTGGGGTGGACCACAATGTTGGGAAACTGGTCAATTTTTCTCAGCTGATGATTGGCCTATTGAATGGTCTTATTGTTTACAACCAGGTTGTTATGAGTTGTGGTGGCGATGGACAAGTAATTCTAACCTAGATTGTGAATTAGTTGATTTATTAGGATATCCTGGTTGTTATGTAGATATACAATTATCCAATGGTGAACAAATTTATTATGCAGATGAAGAAATTGATGAACCCCAACTCTTAAAATTTCAATTTTGTGTTGAAGCTCCAAATCCATGTCCTATAAATGACTGTCCCACAGATTTAGATGGTGACGGTATTACAGGCAACTCAGATTTACTCATATTTTTATCTGAGACAGGTCAACAAAGTGAATGTCACCCAACTGATTTTAATTTTGATGGTGAAACCGATATAAATGATTTAACATTATTTCTAAATCAATATAGTTACGATTGCAACGGGATTTTAGTTGAGGATAATTTTACAGCTAATGTAACTGAAATTATAGATGTTAATGGCCTTTGTAAAATAGGACCACCTATATATTTTGACCTTACTGGCCGTGAAGTAAATAACAAGGGAAGACTTGCCCCTGGTATTTATATAGTTGTACAAAATTGGTCAAATGGTAATATAACAACTAAAAAAGTATTCCTTAATTCTTGGAACTAATGAAATATATTTTATTATTTTTAACTTTAATCCCACTATTTACCTCAGCACAATGTGAATCTATAGGAATAGGAGGTACACACTACCAAATAGTAATGACTCTCCCATTAGAGGGGGAAGCCCCAGACTACTGGGAAACATCTGCTCTTGATGGAACTATAATAAATCAAGATTCCGATGGGAATCAGAATCATTTTGTTTTTAATGAAAATTTTTATAACAACATTGTAACTTGTATTTATTTTGCAGAAACTTCTTGTTGTGTTGAGTATTTTTATGATGAAAATGATGGATGGGTACCTGTGGTACCTGATGTTCCACAATGTGATGTAGATTTAATTGGTTACGATCCCGAAACCCACCAAGTATCTGTTGCTATTATAAATGGAGAAAATTGTGGGTGTAATGAATTTACAACCACAGATGGTGGTACATGTGGGCCCGATAATAGTTCATCAATTGTAAATAATAATGAAACTATTAACCATTTTGTCTTTGGTTTGCACATATATGAAGACTTTAGTGATGGTCCCTGCTCCCAATCCAATTATCACCCAGGATGGACATTTTCTTACCCTATAAACCAATCAACACTTAGTGCTGGAGAAGGATTATACACAGGAGATACTCTTAATGTTGAATTAAATACATTTTTTGATTGGGAATGTTTATTAGGGGCCGATTTAGAAAACGATCAATGTTGGGAAATGGTAGTATGGCAAATTAATTTATCCCAAACAGCGGATATTATAGATTTTCCTGAACAATATTGGACAGATACCTGTGGAGTTTGTGTGGATCAAACTCAAATGTACCCAGATATTGATTTATCTAATAATTCATTAGTTTGGTGTCCTGATGAATTGCCTCCTTCACCTTTATATCCTGGATGTACTGATGAAGAAGCCGATAATTATGATCCTGTAGCTACTTTTAATGATGGTAGTTGTGAATACATTATATTAGGTTGTCAAAACCCTATAGCATGTAATTATAATGATGAGGCAACTGTAAATGATGGGTCCTGTGTAGTTTGTGATACTCCTAATGGAGAAGAATTATGTAATGCCTATCAAAATGATGATACTTATTGGGATTATTATATTGATTTATTTAATTGCCCAACAACAGGTGATATAGCTATGGATGAATTATTTATAGTAGAAGCAGATTGTGATGTTTTTAATCTTGGGGTAGGATGTAATGAAGGTATAAGATTTCATACTACTTATACTAATACGGGTTTAGATAGTATATATACTTGGAAAATTACATGGACAGGCCCTAATGGTTTTATTGCAGCCTCTAACCAAGGAGTTGATGGTAACCAACCACCACCATATAATGTCCCCCTACCTCCGGGTGTTACCGCTCCTACTATTAATACAATTACAACCCAAATGCTTTGGCAAGAAGGGGATACTCTTTGTGCTACTGCAACTTTAGTTAATCAAATAGAACTTACCCCCGAGGATAATGTAATATGTACAACACTACCTGCTTACCCAGTGTGTATACCTGATTGTACAGATCCATTAGCTTTAAACTATAACATGACAACTGAGTGTACTAATAATGATTTATGTGAATATTTGCCTATTGTAGATGTGGGGTTAGATACAATTTTATATGAAACGGGGTGTAATGAATTTGGAGCCTATTGGTTACCAATTTTTTATCTTACTAATTATGGGGAAGTTCCTATAACAGAATTATGTGTAACTGAAGATATATTAGGAACTTTAGCGGGCGATGATACTGTTTGTTTTGATAATTTTATAATACCTCCTGGAGAAACTTATGAATTGGAATGGCCTAACATGTATGAATGGGGGGTTTTAACTGTTAGAATAATTGATGTAAATGGTTCTAGTGATCAATCATGGAATGATTTTGGGTTAGATAATAATGTTGGAAATAACATGTATGTCCAAATTATAACAGATGAGCCCGATTGTATTTCGGGGTGTACTGATATTAACGCTGTAAATTATAACCCACTTGCTACTATAGATGACGGAAGTTGTATAGACCCTATTATAGGATGTATGATTCCAGATGCTTTAAATTATAATCCTGAAGCTAATATTACATGTGAGCCTATTATAGAATGTTGTATTTTTCCTGAAACCGAATTACTTTATATTGATTATGAGTGTGATTTATATTGTGATGAAACTGGGGCTTATTATACTGCTATATTATTTTTTGATAACGTAGGTAATACAACTATTACAAACTTTTGTATTAATTATGATATATTAAGTGGACCTGATGTAATTGAATGTTTTGAAGGAGAACTACTCCCAGGTGAAAGTGTTACTATGGAATTTGGTCCTATAACAACTGATGGAGGTGGAGGAGTTACCATCAAACTTGAAACTTTAGAAGGTGAAGAAACAGATATTACTTGGCCCCAACCTATAGCTTGTTATCAAGATGCCGTTGCTAGCTGTATTTATGGATGTACAGATGAAGAAGCTACTAATTACGACCCAACTGCAGAATGGGACGACGGGTCTTGTACTTATGACTTACTTGGTTGTACAGACCCTTCAGCCAATAACTATAACCCCCTGGCTACTATCAATGATGGAAGCTGTACTTATGATGTGTTTGGGTGCACTGACATTAATGCACTCAATTACAACCCGATCGCCAATATCGATGACGGTTCTTGTGAATATGATGTATTTGGGTGTACTGACCCGATTGCTTCCAATTATAACCCACTCGCTACTGTGGATGACGGTTCGTGTGTTATTTACTTAGGAGGATGTACAGACCCCGAAGCTTTAAATTATAATTTCCAAGCGACAGATGACGATGGTTCTTGTGTTTATTTAGAACCTTGTGATGGGTCATACTTTATTCCTAATACTTTTACTCCTAATAATGATGGTTTAAATGATGGTTGGGAAATTGTAATAGCAGATGAAAGCTGTTGGAGAGCATGGAATGTTCAAATTTATAATAGGTGGGGAAGTTTAGTGTGGGAAAGTAATACTGTCGGGGAGATTTGGCCTGCTAGTGTGGGTGGTGGAAGTTATTATGTAGCAGATGGTGTATATTTATATAAAGTACAAGGTGTAGGATGGGACCCATCTAACACATTCACAAATACAGGACACATAACAATATTCAGATGAAAAATATAATTTTAATTTTATCTTTGCTTTTGTTTTCGGGATGCTACGGTATTATCCCAACAAAAGTTTATAAAAATCCAAGTAAATTTGGGTTCGACGCTATGATTCCCACTTATTGGGACGGACAATATCCAGTAAGATATTGGGAAAGTAATATTACAATTGGTGAAGAATTTACTGATTGGAATGGAATGACATGGGTGATAGAAAAACATCCAACTAAAGAAGGAGTTTTAGTAATCAAAACAGATATTAAAAAATGAGCCTAGGGTCTTGGATAATGAATTTTTTATTAATGGTAGCCGCTTACGGGCTACCATTAACCCCCCAAGATGATGCTTCAGAATTTGATTTTAATGGTAATGGTCAGATAGATATTTTTGATATAATGGATATGTTAGCTATGCAACCTTCTCCTAACGAGGTTGGAGTTTACGAAGAAAAATAGTATCGTTATATAATGGCTAAATTAAGAAAACTAGTTACTTACACTGATTACAGGTGGGAAGAAACCGAGGAGTTAACTCCTGAACAATTGAAAAAGTGGAAATCAGGTGATGAAGCACTACAAGAAGAAGTTGAGGATGAAGTCGAATTTGAATTATCCCATGATAAATGTCTTGAAGATCATGGGGAAATTGAACTAATAGAAGAATAAAATATAAAAAATGAAAGTTACGTTATTAAATGTTACTCCAAATGCTGAAGACCACATTGTGGAGGTTGCACGTGTATCTAGTTCACGTAAGGATAAGAAAAGTAAACCAGAGGGCCTTCTTCGCTACTTGGTACAACACAAACACTGGTCACCGTTCGAGCACGGTCATGCGACGTTCGAGATTGAAACTTCCAAAGCAATCGGAATCCAAATCCTCAGACACCGTTCTTTTTCTTTTCAAGAGTTTAGTCAACGATATCAAGATGTTAATCGTTTGGGAGATATCTTCGAACCCCTTGAACTACGGGCGCAATGTGAAGATAACAGACAAAGCTCAACAGAAATAATAACCCCAGACTTATATAGAGATTTCAATACAGGGTTAAAGTCTTACACAGCTCAACAAGTTATTAATAAACATTTTAGGGATGCTCATACTCTGTATAATGACCTTTTAGAAGCGGGAGTAGCACGTGAACAAGCTCGTATGGTTCTTCCGTTAGCTACAACTACTAAAATACATATGACGGGTAGTATTCGTTCGTGGATTCATTTTCTTGAATTACGTGATGATAGTCATGCCCAAAAAGAAATTCAACTCATTGCTAAAGAAATAAAAAAATATTTTATTAAAGAATTCCCAATTATTTCCAATTCCCTTAATTATGAATAAACCAACAAGACAACAGATTGAAACCGCAGTTAAAGATAAAGGCTATAAGTGGTTCGAAAATGGTGATTATAACCTTAATATAGTAGGTGTAAGAAACTCTGAAACTTTAAATGAAGTAACTAATAAATTTGATGATTATATAACTTTATCTTATAAAAAAAACAATGAGTGGCAATACCATTGCTTTGATTGTACAACAGATCCTGGTAAACATTGGGTGGAAAATGTTATGAGAGAAGAAGGTGTTGCTATCCTAAAAGAAGACCAATATAGAGGTTCCCATAAAATTAGACTTCACCAAGGAAAGTATGAAGCATTAGGACAACAAAAACCTGTAACAGTTTACCGTGATAATAATTTAGATAATTGTTATGACTTAGATGAAGAAAATACTCAAACTGGGTTATTTGGGATTAACATCCACCGAGCTACTAAATGGGAAGGTAAAAAATCTACCCAAATTGATAAATGGAGTGCAGGATGTCAAGTAATTGCTGCTAATGATGATTTTAAATTATTTATGGAAATCTGCCATCTTGCTGCCGACACCTGGAGTAATTCATTTACTTACACTTTAATTAATTCAGACGATTTAGTTTAATGGAAAAAGCAATAAGTGAAAAAGAGCTAGATATTCAAATTAAAATTCTAGCTAAAAAAATAAATGATGAACATAGAAATGATCCTACACCTGTAGTATTAGTTTGTGTTTTAAATGGTGGGTTTATGTTTTTTAGCGATTTAGTTAAACAAATCACCATACCTATTGAAATAGATTTTATCCGTTGTAAATCATATTATGGTAAAAAACAAGGTGATTTAGTAATTACTAAAGATTTAGAAACCAAAATAAAACATAAACATGTTTATCTTGTAGATGATATTTTAGATTCTGGTAATACTATGAAAGCAGTTTCCAACTTCCTACAGGTAAAAGAACCAAAATCAATTACTCCTGTCGTAGCAATTTATAAAGAAAGCGGGGATTTTGATAAAGTACTTCATATATTACACCAAGATGCTGATTCCATATTTGATCCTTGGTATATAGGATATGGTATGGATGACGATAAAGGACATAATAGAAATTTAAAGACAATTTATACTATTTAATGGAAAATAAAAGAAGAAAAGTACACGAGGAACTTGAAGTTGTACAAACGGGTTTTGCAAATGGTGTTGCTGAAGGATTCCCCTTATCTAAATACGATAAGGAAAAAATGATTGATGAAGCAGAATATGCATATGGTAAATTTCTAGACGCATTAAAATGTGATTGGAAAAATGATCCTAATTCAATGGAAACCCCAAGACGTGTAGCTAAGGCTTATGTAAATGATTTATGGGCAGGTAGATACACAGCAATGTCTCCTATTACATCTTTTCCTTCGGATGGTTATGATGGTATTGTTATTGAAAGAAATATCCCACTAACATCAATGTGTTCACATCACCACCAAACTATCGGAGGGGTAGTACATATTGGTTACATTGCTGGAGATGAAGGTCAAGTAATTGGTTTGTCTAAACTTAATAGAATTGTTGAACTATTTGGTCGTAGAGGAGCAATTCAAGAACAACTTACATCAGCTATCCATAATGCAGTATCAAAAATTACTGAAGGTAATAAAGGTGTAATTGTAACTATTGTAGGAACACATAATTGCGTTAGTTGTAGAGGAGTTAAGCACCAAGGTGCAGCAATGGTTACAACCAAAGCATCAGGAGTATTTAGGGATAATGATAATTTATCTCGTAAAGAGTTTTTTGATAGTTTAAAAATAAATAACGGAGGACACAACATTTAAAACATAAAAGTTATGATAGATTTTTTATATCATTTTTTGGGTATTTGTGGAGAACACAACCACCCTCATTTAATCAATATGGGATTTTTAACAGCAGGAATATATGCTGTTGTTAAAATTTACCAAAAATATCACAGTTATGAGTAAACAATTAAAATTAGATTTTGGTGAAAATCTTAAAGCCCCTGTGCTAGTCCCATTTGTGGATGAAGTAGAAGAATTTAATGATTTAATGAATAAGCCCAATAATTATGAGCCAATCATACCAGAAAAAAAAGAATGGGAGTTTGTATACAACTTCATATTGGAAGAACTTGAGGAGTATAGAGAAGCATGTGAACGAGGTGACATCGTTGAAGTTTTGGATGCGTTGTGCGACATTACTTATGTTTCCTTGGGGAATGGAGCTATGTTACATGGTCTTAAGGATAAAATTCGGCCAGCCTATCAAGAGGTGCAAGCCTCAAACTTATCAAAGGCTTGCTCGACTGAGGATGAAGCAAAAGAAACAGTTGAAGTTCGATCAAAAGAACAAGGGGAGGCATGCCACTATGAAAAGTGTAGTGATAAATATATTGTATACAGATCGCGTGATAAGAAGGTTATGAAAAATATTAATTATTTTAGACCCAACCTTAAACAATTCTTCACCCCAGATGAATTAGATGCGATTCCTATCAAAAATATTTTTGGTACAACTACTAAAATTAAAGGAGGAATAGGAGCATGAGTGATAGAGAAATTATGAATGCTAAACGTGCGGGGTCAAACCCCCCACGAGTAAAAAACCTCGACCAAATGCCAGACCAAAAATGGCATAGACGAATTTCATTCCTTAAATCAGGCATTAGAATTATAGGTTATGGTTTCATTCCATTTAATTTAGCGGCCGCTACCTCACTTCTTATAGTAAGTGAAGTAGTAGGTATAATCGAAGAGTTAGTATGAATTATCACGAGGATGATAGGGCACAAAGATTATTAGATATTTTTCCTTTAGAAAAAGGACAAGTAAACATATCCTATATTAATTCAACTGAACATATAGTTGCATGGCATAAGCATGAAAAACAAACTGATTATTGGATTTGTTTAAAAGGAAGTTTAAAAGTAGGTTGGGCCACTGAGGAAAATGGATGTGAATTTAAATATCTTTCTGATAAAAATCCCCAAGTTCTAAAAATACCTCCTGGTGTATATCATGGATATAAAGCATTAGAGCCTGGAACTATTTTAGCTTATTACGTAACACATAAATATGACCCATCAGATGAACACCGAAAAGAAGTAGGTGGATTTAATGAAGAATGGAAAACCAAAAATAAATGAAAAAATTATGGAGGTATTGGGCTCGTGCCCTTGGAGAAAAAACAGGTGAAACTAATAAAGATGCTGATTGGGTAGCTATATTTAGAACATTTATAGTACTTCAAGCAGTTATTTGTAATACCTTTATTGTTTGGAATATTTTAAAAAACTTATAAAATGAAAAAATTTATATATTTTAGTGCTCAATGGTGTGGGCCTTGTAAAATGTTGGGTCCAGTAATGGAAGAACTAAATACTGAAGGATATAATGTCCAAAAAGTTGATGTAGATTCTAATACTGAATTATCCCAAAAATATGGAATCCGCAATATTCCTACTGTAATACTTACAGTTAATGGAGAAGAAGTATCCCGTAAAGTAGGAAATGCTCCTAAAAAAATGTATCTTGATATGTATAACGAAAACTAATGTTTAAAAAGCTACAAGAAAGAATATTTCCTTTCCTTATAGCATTAAGCGCACTTTCAGTATCGGCATCAGCAGCATTTTACTCTATAAGTGGCTTAAGTAAGCTATTTGCGGGGGCTGCCTTTGCTGTTATTGTCATGGCAGCATCATTAGAAATAGCTAAACTAGTAATAGCATCTCTACTCTACCAGTATAGAAAAAATTTACCTC